GTTTAGTAGGTTTTTCTACATAGACTGAAACGAAAGGAAGAGTTTCATTTTTCTTAAATGGTTTTGTTCTTGGCTCGACAGCATGAAGTACCTGGATTAGCTGATCGACTTTACCTTCAGAAAAAAGCTTTTTAGTTTTGTCAGAAGCATTCTCACCAAATTTCTGAATGATTTGACGGACAGACATATTAATGGTCCGGTATAGCGTGTCAATTTTGCCATCTTTGTTCTCCGCAATATACGCCTCTGAGAGAGGGATTGACTTAAATAAGACCCCATCTTTATCACTCTGTTCGCCAGTAAATAGGATTCCAGTACCAAAAGAGGCAAACTCTAGATACATTTCATGGATGTGAGTTGAGAAAGCAGATTTTGAATTCTGTATCTCGTTACGCATAATCTTCTCAGCGCCTTTAAGCCAAAGAGAAGACTCACGTGAATCATTTAGTTTCTCATCTTCAAAGCGCAACGTGAACCACTCTGAAGCAGGGTTAGTGAGTGTTCCATGTAGCCCAGCGGCTAAAATCTCAGCAGCGTGAATCGCTGTAGAATCATAGACTTTTAATCCTTTCTTCGAACCTGAAGATTCCTCACCTGTAAAGGTAGGGTGATTAGGGAAAGTCAATTCAGCTGCTTCTTGCCAGTGACTTTCCCAAGTTCCTCTAGCTCCTGAGAGATCACCAAATCGCTGAATTATGTATTTGGAAACACTCATCTTTTATGACCCAAGCAGAGTCTTCTTAGCTACTGGAGCATCATCGGTTATACCTAACCCACCGGTTAGCATAGTACTTGACCGACCTTTGCGGGCAGACAGACGTTTCTTTTCTCGAGCTGAGGCCTCTTTAACCTCAGGATCAGTACGCTTAGGTGGTGGGGGTGGAGGTGGAGTTGGGGCTGGGGAACTTGATCCAAAACACATAATTTAATCCTTTGTCATTAAGTAACCGGAATAGGAGTATCCCAGTCTGTTATAAAATTTAGCTGTTCTTTCGGGATTGATATTGGTTGTTACTCCAATCTGAATCCCTGAAAGATTTTGGTATCTAGCCCAACGCTCATACCCTTTAATTAAGCGTACTGCCATAGAACCATTGCGCTTTTCTGGGTGTACATATAGCAATAAGTCTGTAGCTATATCAGCTTTGCAAAATGGAGGACGAGTCCTCATCCCAAACATCATGCCGAGTATCTCATTATTTTCTTTAGCTATATTGCTATAGAAGTTGTCTGGTTCATTAATAACTCTATCAGCTATATCCGAACAGTAATCTTCGTCATATGGCCATTGAGAGTATCTAGACTCTTGGTGCATCAGAGAACCAAGAGAGATTACCGCTGGAATATCTGCATAATCCATTGTCTGATAGGTAATCATGCAGCTCTCGCGAGAGGGTCATAGTTGTGATCCTGAGCCTGATGCATTCTAGGAACCTCATCTTCAGCTCTTTTAAGCAATTCATATCCATGTCCTAATCCAGTACACAAGTATTGGAGAGCTTCAGCCACATGACTATACATATTCTTGTCTGGCTTTTCAGCGAATTTGTCTGAACCAGATACATTAATACGGCGATACTTGTAACCGCCGGCCATAGCTTTTCTGAGCATTCTGCATTTTGGGCTTATTACTAATTGGGGGCGACCAAGCAGAGTTAGAGTAGTCAACAATTTAGCTACTGATTCCCTGCGAATCGTAAAGTCATTTGTTGGCCCAGGTCGTAGGAAGACACCCTGAGCTTCTAATACAAAGAAAGGAGTCCGCTCATCAACTTGGCTTCTTTGTTCCCCTGCTGGGTCGCCATATCCTTCCATAGGGAGATTGTCATAATTGCTTATGATCAGTTCCTTAATGCGCCTACCGAAGCGGACAGCTCCCATGTCTTCAGTTACGATCTCGTCTATAATCTGTACTTGGCCGTCTGAAGCTATCTGTGCGATCACTGCTGCAGGAGTGAGGCCAAAGTCAACACCGATAATAACCTTATTAGTCTTCTCGGAGAGCCCTAAATCATGAACACAGTGGAGCTGATCGTTGTACTCTGCATATATAACCTTGCCGTCCTGTACGAAACCATACTTGCCATGAACATATACGTTGATCCACTCTTGGTCCTTACCAGAAGAAAGGCGCTTATAGTAGTGTTCAGGAAGATTCTCGACATTCTCGGCTTCAGGGCTGACTCCTGAGGGCTGGTGAAAATCCTTCCATCCTTCTGGCTGTTGCTCTTCAAACATACGGTACCACCAATGATCCGTGTCAGGTGGATTGGTATCGTTGATTACGCCGTACCAAGAAGCACCACCATACCTTTTAGATGGGTATCGACCTACACGGCCGATGAGCATGTCGAGAATCGGTTTTGGAATTTCTCTAGCTTCGTTAATCCATCCGCCAGTTAACTCTAAAGAGAGAAGCTTCTTTACATCATCCGGTCTGTCAAGTGCTCGGAACAGAATCTCTAAGTGCACGACACTCTCATCGCCAAGAGAAAATTCTATTGTGTGCTTCATATCAGCAGCACGCCATTTGCCTAGCCCCTTAGGGAACCAGTCAAACCAAGTTTGCATAGTTGTATCAACGAGCTCACGATAAGTGTTACGCACAATAACCCAACGAGAATAGCGGACTCCGTCAGTGTGAGTTCTTTGCTCGCAAGCTCGCTTAAAGATTTCTATACAACAGGAGACGGATTTACCTGACCCGATAGGTCCGATAAGCCCACGTACAAAGCTATCATCGCGGTGGAACTTGCCAGCCGTTGGTGATGCCATGTAAT